ATTCAAAGACTTGAATATAATGCCGTTTTCTGTAACAGATGCGTCAACGCTGTAGTAATCAAGAATTGGGTCAATAGCCTGCTTGACCTCAAATGCATACTCTGTTTCTACAGGGATTATATATGTTGACTTCTCTTCTAGAATTTTCTGAAGGTTGTTGATGGCATTGTTGAGCGAAGTCGTATCTACTGAGTTGATTGGTAACTGCTGATTAAACCCATCGCCCCACGTCTGGTTTTCAAACTGCATTAGAGATTTTCCTGATTCAAAGGAATCTTCGTTTTGATATGCGCTCATCTGCTGGACCATTCCGGGCATTGCTGGAATTTCTTGTGGCACCACAACCTGGGTGGTTACCTTCTCTGGCTTTCCAAACATGAACTCATTGTTCATGTAGTGGAAAGGAAGCTTGTATGTGCTTGCTGTTCCATCTGAAAGAATTCTGTCGAAAACAACAACATTGTCCACCGCAGAGCGAACAATAATATTGGAGCCTGTTCTTGCAGCGAGTTCACGACGTATTGCAACAAGCATTGGATTCTCCGGCATTGACGGAATCTCTGGCTTAACTACATTGCGCGGTGCCGGACCAGTTGTTGGCACTGAAGGCATACCAGGACCGCCAGATGGCATTCCAGGGCCCCCAGTTGGCATTCCTGACGGTATAGCCATTGGCATAGCCATTGGCATACCTGGTCCACACTTTTCATCCTGTGAAGCTATTGATGCAACGCTCTTTAATGCCTCGAGAATTGAAGACAACTCCTGCGCGCTCATCTCTTCTGCTGATTTTTCATCAATTACTGAAATACCAGAAGGCTGTTCTTCGGATTTTACTGAAATTGTTCCGGTTAACTGGTTTGCCCCATGCAAAACGGGCGAAACCTCATAAAGCTCAACCTCGTAAAGAATGTTTGCCTGCATCTGTGGGTCAAACTTGGCATTGATTGTCTTGTAGCCAATTGACCACTCCTGCTCCTCGCCAAAGAAAGCAACATTGGCAAATGCTTCGCGTCCCTTTTCGGACATAAGGTTGAACTGGACGCGGGCATAGAGACCGCCGATTCCGGCAGCCCGCATTTTTGCTGGAAGTCTTGGGTCGCTTGGCGGAACCTCATACATATCAAGCACTTTGCCGATTGGGTCATTCCAGTTATGCCCCCAAACAACGCGCGGCTTGCGGCGCGTAAGGCTTTTACCAAAAGCTCCAGGCGCACATACGTCGCCTACGGAATCCTTGTTGCCAATACCGGCAACGAAACACTCAACTATTCCCTGAGCCTCATCCAGATTTACTGTTCCCTGAGGTGCAGCTTTGTACTGAATATCTGAAGTGTTCTTCGAAGGCGACATGTTTCTCCTTTGTCGTTCTTCGATAATAAACGAAAAAGCCTAAGCAAAACCGCAAGTATTCGACATTTTAGGTTCGTTTACTAAAATGGATTACTAAAACTACTTACCGACAAAAGTTCCGTACACCCAAGCCCGGCGTGCTTCCTCTTCTGCTATTTCTGGAAGGCGTTTTGCAAGGACATTTGTGTAAAGAGAAACTATGTTCGAACGGAATGCTCCAGCCCTCTGGTCCTCATCGGCAATGTTGAGTGAAGACAGCATTAAGGTTGTAATTTCTTCTGACAGGTCAGAGTTCAAGCTCTTCATCCTCGCCATCTGTGAATCAACCTGTGCGATTATGTCTGCCTCAAGTTGTGGTGTTTTTGCCGATTTCTTACCCAGCGAAACCTTCATTGATTCTTTTACAATTGCGGCTACTACAGGTCTGATGTCTTCGTCGAATTGTTTATCCCATGTCTCCGGGGAAAGAATAGACGAGATATCAAGGGTTCCGGCAAACAAAGCTTTCTTTGACTTTGCTCCGCTTGACTTCTCAAGAACAACACGCTGTTGTCTTTCGAGGACGCGCTCCATACTCCTGACAAGAATTTCTTCCCATCGTTCTATCTCTTGATTTTGCGCTATTTCGTAATCAAGATTCTTTGTCATTATTGCGCCAGACTGAGCGCTTGTTGCTCCGGCTGGGACGGGTTCAGCCCCTGTCATCATCCCGGCTGGCATACCGGGAATAGGGGACTGGGCCAACTCACCGCCCCCTGGTGCTGCGCCTACTTCAGCGAGAGCGCCAGCCATGGTGTTTGGGTCAAGCGGTGGCTGTCCTGGTGCTGCTGGGGCCCCAGGGGGAGCGGCCGGTGGCATACCTGGCATACCTGGCTGTCCTGGAGCACCGGGAACCTGTGCCTGCGATGGGTCTTCCATCTTTTTCTTTGTATTGGCAATTGGAATCAGGTTTGGGTTGGCGAGGAGGGAGTCGGCCAAGTCGCTCTCCGTCTCTTTACGCCCTGAACCTATTCTGTACTCATTGTTGCTGATTAGTCCGGCATTGAACTCATCCATCAAATAGCGATGGCGCTCCTGCTCGTAAAGCATAAGAATGGGAACCTGGTCAACGTTGAAATCGACGTAGTGTTCTTCGTCCAACTCGTCTAGTGCGCGAGAAAGAATTTCTAGATGAGGAAGCATTGTTTCCATCCAGAAAACACGGATTTCCTCAGATGCGTTGCTAAAAGTTCTTCCAGCAGCATTACCAATTACAGATTCTGGAACTCCAAAAGAGGCAAGTATTTCCTCTTTTGTTAGTTGGCGCATTTGGATATAAGCAGCATCACGTGGAGACGCCGAAGTGTCTACATAGTCAACTCCGTCGTCAGACGCAATAACCGATGTATACCCAGCGCGTGAAAGATTTCCACGGAATCTGCTTCTTAGTTCTTCTTTGTCATCGTCATCAATTTCGCCCCTAAGAACAAGAAGACCTCCGGGTCTCCCGTCGTTTAGTAGGTAATTTCTGTTGTAGAGCTTTGCGAGGTTTTCTATCTCTACCGCAACTCCACAAGCCTCCAGTGGTGTTAGGGAAAGATATGGGTCTATCGGGTGTGGCCTTCTAACCCAGCAAACATCTTCTGGCTTTAGATAGACCTTGTTACCAGTTGGCATCTGTACTTCGTAGCCGGACACAAACTTCTTTGGGTCCGGTATTGGTGCAGTTGACTGTGGCGGAAGAAGGTTGAGGCCGATGATTCCTCCGTCTCGCCCTCTAACCTTCTCAATGAATGCACCTCTTGTGCCAAGAAGCAACTGAGCAGAAAGCCTGTATCTAAAGATGTAGGAGTTTTCACCCACATTGGACTTGCTGTTCATGATGTCGAGCAATGTGTTTTTCTTGGACTCTTTTATTGAAAGAATCTCGCCGTGAGGAGAATTGTCTTTTCTGAGAATTACAGGAAGACGTGCTTGGTTTCCAGCAATTGCATCAATGCATCGCGAAACCCACGTAACCTTCTGCATTCCCTCCCTATAGGCGCGCTCAATGTCCCACGAATCTCTATATGGTTTCCCCGCGTATCCAGGGTTTTGGGCAACCGGAGCGCCCGGACCTATGTCCTTTTGGCCCTGGTTATTTAGAGATTTGTTTGTTGGGGAATTCCATGCCATATTTTTTTACTCACGACCTAACAGAAATCCAAAGAGACCACATGTAGCCCCCGCCACCAGCAAACCAGCAGGAAGGTATATAAGTGCTGCACCAATACTAGATAGTATTATAAATGACAACATGAAAAAGTAGGCGAACAAAGACCTGTTTAGCCCGCTTTTGACCCTTAACCATAACTTTCGCATATACAGTCAGACTAGCGCATTGAAGTATCATCGGGGTTAAACAAAGGCCGGAGATATATATGTCAGAAGAAAGAACCAACTGGGAGCAGGTACTCGAATATCTGCAACCGAGGGTTCCTGATTACTGCCCAGAAGAGCCATCTCTTCCTCAGAAGGTATTCCTCAGAACCAATGCCATTGAGGCCCTATTTGGTGGCGCTGCCGGTGGAGGAAAGTCTTCGGCATTACTTATGTCGGCATTGCAGTTCGTGGATGTGCCAAATTATTCAGCAATCCTTTTTCGTAGAACATTTGCCGACTTGTCCCTTCCCGGAGCCCTCATGGACCGCTTCAAGTCATGGATGTCCAACTATGACGACGTTCACTGGAATAACAATAGCTTCGTGGCTACGTTCCCTTCTGGAGCAAGAATTTCTTTTGGTTACCTAAATAACCAGTCCGACTACCTTCGCTATAAGGGTTCAGAATTTCAGTTCATAGGAATGGACGAAGTTACAGAAATTAGGGAATCCGACTACAGGTACATGTTCTCCCGTCTGCGTCGTCCTAATTCTGGCCCCCTATCCGAAGTTCCCCTGCGCATGAGATGTGCCTCCAACCCTGCCCCTAACTGGGTTAGGCAGAGATTTATAGTCGAGGGGTTGTCCGAGGGGAGAATATTTGTACCCTCAAAACTTACTGATAACCCCGGAATTGACGCCGATTCCTATAGACAAGCCCTTCAGGCTCTGGACCCCGTCGAGAGAAGGCGACTGGAAGAGGGCGATTGGTGGAGCACCACTCTGGGCAGTCTTTTTGAAAGAGAATCAGTAATAATAATTGACAGTTCAGAAGTTCCGACAATTTCCAATACGGCGAGTGTCGTCCGTTTCTGGGACCTTGCAGCAACCGAGCCGAGCGCAAGCAACCCAGACCCCGACTACACGGTAGGAACATTAATGATGTTTGACCAGGGAATTGCCTACGTCATGGACGTCAAGAGGGTGCGGATGAAGGGCGAAAAAGTAGAACAATTGATTGCACAAACAGCGTACGAGGACGGCATAGACACCCCAATTCTTATGGAAATGGAACCAGGTTCCAGTGGTAAAGCCCTCGTTGACCAGTATGCGAGATATGTGCTTCCTGGGTATAACTTCACCGGAATTAGGGCAACTGGTGACAAGGTTACAAGAGCCAGACCCTTTGCGGCAGCTGTTGCTAACGGCAATGTCAGGGTTGTGAGGGGTCCGTGGCTGACCCAATGGCTGGACGAATTGTCTTCTTTTCCTGAAGCTTGCGACCATGACGACCAGGTTGACTCGGCGGTTGGGGCTTTTACTCATTTAGCTGGTTTGGGGTTGCAACAGCGCCGGAGGATTGCTATCGTCATCTAGCACTGGGAGACCAGTTACTAGTAGGACGGTACTATGGCTTTAGAAAAAATTGCCGAACTCAGAATGCTAATGGCACAACTTGAGTCAATCATTTCTGAGGAAATTGATAATGGAGCATCCCTGGAGGATGCCGGAAACCTTTTGCTTCATCTCAATCTTGCCAAGAGAGACATGTCAATTGTTTATGACTCTATTGCTAGACAGTTTGGCGAACTCATGGATAGGGAATCTGCTGTTCCTCTTCCGGGGAATGCGCTGATTGAGAAGAAGTCATCTTTTGAACGCAAGGCATGGCAACACAAAGACCTGGCAAAGGCGGTCGTTGGGAGACTTTCACAGATGGCCGTTGACATGGACACCGGCGAGGTCATAAAGTCTCCTGAAGATATTGCGCTAGAGCTAATGAACTATTGCGCTCCTTCTTATTGGAGAATCAAAGAACTCAACAACATCGGTATCAACCCCGATATGTACTGCGAAACAGGCGAACTCAAAACAAGCATCATCGTCAGAAAGGGCGACACAGAATGAGCAACAACATCATCCAGCAGTTGGCTGAACCGTTCCCGAGAGAGATGGAGAAAATTCTCAAAAAGGGCGGAGCGTCACTGACCTATATTCCCGTTAGCGAGGTAATCACTCGCCTCAATAAAGTGCTTGGGGTTAACCAGTGGTCTTTTGAAATCATCTCATGTGGACGAGATTCAATAGACCCCGACTACATCGTTGCCCATGTTCGTCTTTCGTGGCACACGGATGCAACTAGGCCTGAAGCCACCATCTACCGTGATGGGTACGGTGGTCAGAAAATCAAGCGCACCAAGCAGGGCGAGATTGTTGACCTTGGAGACGAATTCAAGGGTGCAGTATCCGATGCCCTGAAGAAGGCAGCCCAGACCCTCGGCGTCGGCCTTTACCTTGCTCGCAGTGAAGAGGCGATTGACATTGAAGAGTCAATGAGCATCTCTCCCGAAGAGCAGGAGCGCCTTGACAAGTGGGAGCAGTTTGCGGGATTGGCAAAGTCCCTAAATCCTGAACAGAAGAACGAGCTAAATCAGTTTTGGGACGGCCACGCAAATGGTCGACCAAAGCCAACAAAGTCAAACGCGAGCAATCAAGACCTTGATGACTTGATTGCCGAAATCGTGAGAATTCAGTTTGGTGGCACGCTTGTCTCAGAGTGAATTGAAGCCACCACCGCATCTGTCGGCTTCATCAATAGGTACATTCCATCAGTGCCCTCTGAAGTTTAGATACAACAAAATTGACCTAATTCCTGACGTATCTGGAGAGGCAGCGGTTATGGGCAATTTTGTACACGACGTACTAGAGGAGTTGTACAAACTTCCCCCGGAGGATAGAACTCTAGAGAGTGCTAAGGAAATAGCAAGATGGGTGTGGGAGGAGATTTGGGTTGACCAAGCAACCTCTTCCGTTAAAAACTCCGAAGAAGTAAGGCTATTTCGCTGGCGTTCATGGTTCTGCATTGAGAATCTATGGTCGCTAGAGAATCCACAGGAAATAGAGCCAGATGGTCTTGAGTTTGAGGTTGCTGGCGATATAGAGGGCGTGACAATTAAGGGTTTTATCGACAGATACTCAACCCTTGATGACGGTGAATCACTTATTGTTAGCGATTACAAGACCGGCAAAACACCAAGACCCGACTACAGAGAAGATAAGTTCTTTCAGCTCTACCTATATGCATACATGCTGGAAAAGATGGATGTTGGTGTGGCTAGAGAGATTGAGCTTTTATATCTGAAAGACGGTGTTCGCCTCAAGAGAACCGTATCCCCAAAAGACACAAAGAACATGATTGAACACGTTGTTGAAACTAAACGACAAGTTGATGAGTGTTGTAAAACCGGAGAGTTTGAAGCTAGAAAATCTATCCTTTGTAACTGGTGTAGTTACCAGGATATTTGTCCAATGTTTGGTGGTAAGAAATGATTGATGAACATACATTTGCCCAGATGGTTGCCGAAGAAGTTAAGAATAAACTCTCCCCCATACAGAGGGATATTCTCCTAGAACGAGGAAACTGGGAGCGATGGAAAGAACATCTTGTTGTTCTTGTTGAGAACCTTGACGACCAAATCTCTGATATCGAGATGGACAATCAGGCCGACCTAGACAGGTTTAACTCAATGGGCAGGGACGGCAGAATTCTTGCTCAGGAGGCTTCTCGTGCGTATGAGGCAAGAAAGAAGAAGATTCTTCGTTTCAAGTTCCATGTCAAGAAGAGGCTTGATGAAGTTACGGCAATGCTTGATACCGGACAGGCTCCAGAGTCAAACGGGTGGCAGGAAACGGAAAGGCTCAAGAGGGCAATTATCAAGCATCGTTCAATGCTGAAAGAGTTTGACCTGGAGGAGACAGCTATTGATAGGGCTCTTTGGGCGGTTCTTGATGATGAGTGGCTTTTTGACTCAATTAGCGAATCAAGCCTGTTCCCCGCAGAGTGAAGCGTAAACCTTTAAAAAGGTCGGATAAACCTCTAAAACGAAGTCCGATTAAGAAGTCTTCAAAACAAATAAAACATCGCTCAAAAAAGACAGAAGAAAAATACAAACTTCGTAGACCGCTTGTTGAAAAACTTCTTGGAGAACGCCCCTGGTGTGAGGCGTGTCCGGTATTTGCCAAGCACGACGGCCTGGTCACATACCAAAGAAAACCGTCTGTTGACGTGCATGAGCTAGTAAGACGCTCCCAGGGTGGCTCAATCCTAGATGAGAGCAACCTGATGTGTGTCTGTCGTCAATGCCATACAAGAATTGGAAACGAACCGGCACTCGCCTTTAACCTAGGGTTAGCTAAGCACTCATATGACGAATGATAATATGGTGCTTGGCTTTTGAGTTTTGGAGACATCGATGAACGTAAGGCACGAAATAACAACATTGTCCGATGGCTCTGGAACGGCGATTCCGTCCAATAGACAAGACCCCGTCCAGTATTCTGTTAGTTTTACAGTCCAGAACATCGACGGTTCGGCGAATGTTTACATTGGTGATTCGTCTGTTAGTACGAGCTCATATGGGGTTAAGCTTGTCCCCGGAGCAATAGCATCTTTTGAAAATGTTGCTAGAGGTTCTGGTTTTTATGCAATAACCGACTCAAACGGCTCACAGGTTGCGATACTGCAAACGAGCTTCTAATGAGAGTTTCAATCCAGGACCAATTGAGGTTTTCCCTCAATTCTGGCTCGCAGGACAGCAAGCTTTCTACAATAAGAATTTCTTCCCCTGTTTCTGGTGGCGGCGGTGGCGGCGGTGACCCTGTAGAAGATTTTGCAGAAACGACCGGTCCGTCGACTTGTGGAAGTTTTGTACTTGCCGGCAACGCAATTTCATATATTGACTTCAATCCTAACTCCGGTCTAGATTTTGGTACAGGGCCTTTTACTATCGAGTGGTGGCAGTATCAGACAGACAACAACTCGTGGCCTCGCGTATTTGCGAGAGGAACGTACGGAGCAACGACGCTCGGTCTGTCAATCGAGGGTGGCAATGCATACTTCTGGGACAATGGAGCCAACAGCCTAATTCAGCTATATAACTACAAGAATACGTGGATGCATTTTGCCATTACACGTAGCATCAATAACAAGTTGCGATTCTTTGTAAATGGCGCGCTAGTTTCTACAATTACTGACTATACGCACGATTTTACACCGTCCACTGAGCACTTTATGATTGGTGTAGAGGGAACCCCGTCTAACGGTTCATCGTTTGGTGGATACATAACAAACTTCCACATCATGAAGGGTGCCGCAAGGTACATAGCATCATTCACGCCGAGTACTTCTCCGTTAAAGATGACAAATAAGTCAATACTTATGATGTATGCGTCTAGTGCTCCCGATTTAGCAAAAGACGAAACAAATACAACAAGCGGATTTGCTTCAAACGTAACTTGGGCGTCTAATAACCCATTTGCTTAAATTCCCCAATCCTGGGGTCAATCCTTGCTGACTGTGGGTAAATGTCGCGCAGCTTTTCGCCATCCTCTGTGGTAACCGCTCCGCCGTGTAGCACCTTGCCTGGACTAAATCCATAGCAAGCATTTACGACATCGCATACGCCGAACATTGCGATTGCTACCCTTTTCCTTCGGTACTCGGGCGCGGTTATAACCTGCTGAAGAACTGGGTCACCGACGAGCCAGGACACCATTCCAGCCCATCCTTTCAGTTGTTCAGCTCCGAGCACTTTTAGTGCTTCGTGTTCTTCAACAATTGTTCCCATTGGGTAGGAGTCATCCCAAAATCCAAATAGGGCCATCTGCTGCGGGGTTTTATTCCGTCCATCGGCAAGAACAAACCACAAGTGCGGCGCTGTTTCTATAGAGCCATATACTTCTTCGCGATAGTATGAAACTACAAGCCGACCGTCGTTGTCAACTTTTCCATAACCCCATAACTCAGGTTCAAATTCGCCTTTTGGCAGTTCTTCATCCGCGAGAAACCATCGCTTATCTGGAACAACGTCTCTTGTAGACATCCACAGGATGTTATTCATCCCATTTAAAAGCTTTTCTCCAGTATCTACTGCGTATGTTGAGGGGAGTTTTGCCATTTGGCAAGACTACCAACTAGAGCCATGGACCCCAGAGACGATTTGCTGCTGCGCCATCCGAAACGCTAGGCACACCGGTGTAGGCAATGTGTATATTAACCATTGCATACTTGTCGTAATCACCGTAGTAGCTCCAGTCGCCCGTGTAGTCGTACACGAATAGCGAAAGAATTTCGTCTGGATTCATAATTGACAAGTCTGTCTTATAGCCTCGATTATTAGGGCCGTCAGCGTTATTGTTGTACCAGGATGGGTTATTTGGTGAGTCTTTTGCCGGTGCGCCCTTTGCGGTGCTACGGAAGCCATTGTCATACCATGGAGTACCAATGAACTGGATGGTGGTGCCCTCCGGACGGTCGTCCGGGTTACCCATCCACATTGTTGGCTTCAGTGTCTCATCGGCATTCCAAATGTCGCCAGAATCTCCTGGCTCTACACCGAAGAAGTTGGCCCAGTCGGAAGGGGCGTTCCACGCCGCGTCTGGGTTGCGTGGGTTGGCAGACTTGATACCGGCAAGCTTGAGTCCGCGCGCTGCATTCTCCCAGTTGCTGTCAGTGTTAGAAATTAAAAGACGGTCACCGGTAAACCAAATGCTTTCAATTTTTACATGAAATGGAAAACTTACGTTCACGTAGTTATCGAAGTTGCGGTCAACCTCATAAGAGTAGGTGACTATCGAAGGTGGGATAATTCCAGACATTTGTTCTCCTTGGCTATGCAAACCTAGTAAAAATAATAACATATGAATGTTTTTATTTATCAATAAATATTCAAGCAATTATTTATTGTCTGGATAATACAAGTGCATGTATCCTGTATGCCAGGTACCTACAAACCAGCTGTCGGAAAGGAAAGGACGGTGGTCAATGTCTAGTGGCCTAACCACGGCAAGTCGGGGATTAATTTTCTAAACTCCCTACAACCGCTAGCTCTGCAGGGCTGGCGGTTGTTTGCTGTATTGAGACTGTTTCTATTTGTTGTATTATAGTTTTAGCACATGAATTTGTGACCGTTATAGGCGAAGGTCGGGTAGGAGTAATCCTGCCCGATTTTCGTGTAGTAGTGTCTTTGCGTGCAGAGTTTTAATTTTATGGGCCTTGACCTGTCCCTCACGTCTACCGGTTACTCAATTAATGGAAATACTGGAGTAATTTCAACAAACCATAAAGGCGCTGAAAGGCTTTCTAGGGTTTCAAATAAAATAATAGACTTAATAATGGAAAACCCTATTGATTTTGTGATTCTTGAGGGCTATTCATTTGCATCACGAAACAGCCAAGCCCATAGCATCGGGGAACTCGGTGGTGCCGTAAGAATGAAAATATGGGAACGAGGCGTAGCCTACATAGAGGTTCCACCAACATGCAGGGCAAAATTTGCAACTGGCAAGGGAAACGCTGGAAAGACAGAAGTAATTTCCTCGATATCTGCAAGAACCGGAAAAACGTTTCTTGGTTCTGGGGCCGACGATGAATGTGATGCGTGGATTCTTGAACAGATGGGCCTTGCTTATCTTGGACTGAGCCAATATGATTGGCCGCAAGTAAATCTTTCCGCTTTAGAAAAAATAGATTGGTCCGTAATAGAAGATGCAAGGGCAGAAAATGCACGCCAGAAATAATCCAATTAGTCAAGTCGAAATAGAAAACGAACTGCTGAGGCTTATCAGCTTGCTTGAGGAGGAGACAGAAGCTTTTGAAGTTCTCGCTACGGAGAACGCAAAGAAAGAAGCCCTCTACAAGTCCAATTGGGCCAAAGAGTACCTGTCGGCCAAGGGCTCCATTAAAGAGAGAGAAGCATGGGCGGACTACAAGATGGATGAAGCATCTTTTGATTACAAGATTTCAGAAGCGCTTGTTAAGTCAAAAAGGGAAAAGCTTCTATCACTGAGAACATCTATTGATGCCATGAGAACCCTTAACGCGAATGTTAGGAATCAAGTATGAGCAACGGCATACATCCTTCGCTTTCGGCAATGGCTGTAGACATCGACACCCTACTGCCACTTGAAAAGAACCCAAGAATTGGTGACGTCGATGCAATAGCTGCTTCGTATGCAGAGTTTGGTCAGGTTAAACCAATTGTTGCAAAACAAAACGAAGATGGAACAGCGACTGTAATTGCCGGAAACCATCAACTTGAAGCCGCAAAGATTCTTGGGTGGGACAAGATTGCTGTCGTCTACCTAGATGGAGATGATTCACGCGCAGTTGCGTTTGCTCTTGCAGATAACAGAACCGTGGAGCTCGGCTACTCGGAGCCTGAAGTCCTTTATGAACTGATTACTGCAGTTAGTGATGACTATCCAGAATTGCTTGAGGGTCTAGGTTGGGATGAGTTTGAGATAGCGGAATATGAACAAGAGTCATTAAGAAACGGCAGTGAACTTTCTGTTAGTGGCACGTATGTTCCGCCAGTACTAATCCCGCGCCAATCAGAGATTCAGGGGTTTGACGATGTACCCGAGCTTCCCGAGCAGAATCTTGTTGTATCGCGCGATGCCGACGGAGAAAAGAGGATAGTCGCCCCTCCTTCTTCTGACCAAAACGACATTGCTGTTCGTGGTTCCACTATGGCTGCCGGCGCGGCGCAGCAAGCGGTAGTTCAATTCACAATAGTTTTTGATAATCCGGCCCAACAGTCTCGCTGGTACGAGTTTGTTCGCTGGCTAAAAAATGACCCAGCAGTTGTTGGTAATACGACGGCAGAAAGACTTATGGATTTCATTGGTCAGCATACGGAGATTTAGATGAATGACGATTTTGTCTCCTTGTTGAGGGAAGATTTTTGTGACTACGGGCAATGGGAAAATGCATGTACCCCACAGGGAAAGTGTCCATGCTGTCTTGCCGCTGACGAAATTGAACGCCTACGGACGGAAGTCGATAACCTGAGGGCAGAGAACCAGCGGTTATCCCAGATTGCAAGGTACTAATGACTAGACAAAGAATGTTTCTTGATATGAGCTGTATTGATGCGGCTCGTCAGAGAATTAGACATGTATACGACACTTTCGATACTGTGTGTGTTCAGTTTTCCGGAGGCAAAGACTCGTCTGCGGTAATGCACCTTGCCAAAGAAGTCCATGAGGAACGCGGACTTGGACCAGTAAAGGTCATATTCCGGGATGAAGAAATGGTCAGCCCTGTGACAATCGAATACGTAGAGCGCGTTAGAAACTATGACTGGGTTGACATGGAGTGGTACTGCCTTCCATACCCAGCAGAAATTTGGGTTTTGGGACAAAGGGTAACAACGCTCTTGTGGAGCAATGCCAGAAAAGAGATGGGGAGACTAGTAAGAGACATACCGCCGTGGGCTATTACGGCAGAAGACTTTGGCCTAACGCATGATGTCTCCCTTCCTGAGCAAACCGACTATTACACCATGCAGGGTAAGAAGGGAAATGTTGCCTTTATTACTGGCGTCAGGGCTAGCGAGTCAATGGTTCGCTATCGTTCGTGTGTACAGAAACTCCACGAAAATTACATAGTTACCCCGTACAAGCTAAAAGCCGGTATTCCGATGAAGTTTGCAAAAGTAATCTATGACTGGAATACGAATGATGTTTTTAAGTTTCTCATCGAGGAACATGGTGCCGAGTATTGCGAGTACTACGACCTAGCGTCAATGACAGAGAGCAACACTAGAATTGGAATTCCACTACACAGCATTGCCATTAGAAGAATTGGTGATGTTGTTGCTACTGAGCCAATGTTCTACGACAGGCTTGTTGAGTGTTTTCCATTTATTGATGCGCAGCGCAGATGGTGGCCTGAATTTGATGTTGAGAAATTAATTGAAAGATATTCCAACATTGGCTTTGAAGGGGCGTCAATGTTTATTGATGACTACCTTGTTGGCGAGCGTAGGCAAATGGAGGCTAGGGCCTATGTTGCAAAATTCAGAAAAAAGCACATTCAGGACGAACGCGGTTATCCAATTAGTCTTCTAATAAGAACATTAGTTCTTAACGAAATAGACGGAGGCTCTCCGTCCCCAGTCGGTCCACGAACAAGGGCATATACGGTAAGAAACAACGAAGAGGAAATAGACGCAACTTATGAAGCATGAAATAGAAAATGTAGAAGCCGAATCTCTTCGTGTTCCAGACTGGCGCGCTACGCACATACTGAGGCCAGACCTTCTTGTACTGTCTGCGTCTCTGTATGACTACGGTTTTATCCAGCCAATCCATGTTTCATCTAGAACTGGTGAAATTATTGACGGCTCGGAAAGATTCCTGCTTGCCACTAATGTAAAACAAATATCCGAATTAGTTGGAAATTTGATACCGGTTGTCAAGCATGACGTTGACCAACTGGAGGCAATGGCAATGCACATAAGACTGAACAGGGGTAGGGGTTCTCTAGTTGCAAAGCCGATGTCAGCAATCATAAAAAAGCTAATACGCTCAAAGGCTTTTAGACAAGAAGACCTCGAGAGAATTTTGTGCATGAAACAAAATGAATACTCATTGATGATGGATGGCACAATTCTCAAATCAAGGAATATCAAGGAGTACACTTACTCGCGGGCATGGGTTCCAGTGGAAGCTCCGCCAGGAACCCTTGACAGCGGACCAGTGATAGAGTCCCCTCCTAATTCGGATAGGTAAATTGCCGCCGAACCAACTTATCCTTATTCCCAAAAAGCCGCCGTGTGATAAACTTTGGGAAATGTTTCTCGGAAAAGTTGGTGATTATGCCCAGACTTAGATATGGCCCGGACGTTACAGATGACGCTGCGTCACTGCTTACCGACCTAGACCGCATTGACAAGAAGCTCAAGCAGACGCAGAGTGCTGCTGCAAGGGCTCGACTAGTTAAGCAGAGAGACCTCATAAATAGGGGAATCAAAGAGGTTTTCGGTAGCAGACAAAATGCGAGAACATTAGCCAAGGAATCGCTTGCTAGGCAGGGTTATGCCGACCCAGCAGAAGTCAAAGCTCTTGGTGGCAAGAGATTTAAAAAACTTAAGGGCAAGGGTCAGCTAAATCTTGCTGCTACACCAGGTAGAAATCGCGAGGCAATACCGCGCAAAAAAGGCTATCAGGCAAGACCGGAGACAGCAAACCCAGAGCTATATAAGTCTGCACAAAGTAAGGCTGCCCAGGCTCAGTCAATTCTCCGTCAGGTTAGAAGCCAGGAAACTGCCGGAAAAGCAGCCAAGAAGAAGGCAAAAGCTGCAGCTAAAAAGGTTTCGGCCGCAAAGAAAGCAGCACCCGCTAA